CTCCTGCTTTTGAGGCCAAAAGCTGGTTGCATATGGCAACAAAGTAACACATTATATAGTTAGTTACATCATAGAAACTATATCAGTTCCATATACAGATTGGAGATTTTTTTCGTTTGAAAATTAAAAAAAACATTTAGCGCAAAGTCAAAAAAACATCTCATTGTTATATAACCGATTGATAAATAACGAGTTATAGAAAATGGCTTTGAAACAAAATATATAAACTGTTTCATCAAATTGCAATAGGAGACAATGTTATGTTAAATCTTGAAGACCATTACAAAGAAATGGAAGATTCATTGTTGAGGGCTTGTTTCATAAAACGTCATGAATTCAGTAAAGAAGAGGAATTGGCCATTTATGCTGAAGCAAAAAGTCGAGGGTGGCTCTCACCATCTGGTTACGGTACCAAACTCACTGAAGAATCTGGAATGTTTGCCGATGTCGGCGGGACACTCAAAGTGGTCGCCTTAGTTTTCTTTTGGATTGGTGTTATTATTAGCATCATTTCAGGTGTTTCCATTCTGACAATCGGGGGTTCAAGGAATGCGGTGGGGGTCATTTGTGGAATAGCTACAATCATTCTTGGCTCTCTAATTTCATGGGGCTTCGCGTTGTACACCTATGGCTTTGGTGAGTTGATAGAAAAAACTAGCCAAATTAAGGAGAAAACCGACCAAATTGCCAAGAACACTGAAAATAAGGCAGGATAGTAAGGTTTCCATTTTCAGTTTTCAGTAAAAGCAGTTGAGGCGGCTATCGCCGCGATGTTGTTTTTGTTTGGTTGTTATGGTTTGGTGCAACTCGGTATCATATCAAAACAAATCAGAATGTGCCCCTGTTGCAATAAGCACCAGCACTAGTACCCTGTGATCTATTCTGTAAACAAGTAACCAGCCTGGTTCTATATGGCACTCCCGCAACCCTTGCATGTCTCCAATGAGCGGGTGGTCGCGGTATTCAGGCGGCAGGCTGCCATTTTTTGCAAGCAATTCAATAGCCGTATCTAGCTTTTCGATGGACAGGCCACGTTTAATGGATTGTTTGTAGTCTTTTTTAAGCTGTGAGGTGCGCCGGATTTGATATTTCATCAGTTGCCGTCAGCATCTGCCAGCAAGTCTGCCTTCAGGTCACTCATTGTGGTAAATGATTTGGCTTTCGGGTCATTTAGTAGTCTATCTGCTTCAGCTATTGCAGACTGTGTGGCAGAGTTGGGTTTGTAGCGCACAATTTCAAAGGGGAATCCGCCCCGTGTGATTGACTGGCGAAGGAAAACATTTACAGCGTCTGTGACAGTTAGCCCGAAACTACTAAAGAGTTCCTCGGCTTCTGCCTTGACTTCAGGCTCAATCCTCAAATTTAGTGTCGCTGTTCTCGGCATAGGCATATCCTCATATATAGCCTAATACAACAGTTATACATTTGCAATACATTTTAGAGAGGAGGCAATTGCTGGTCAGTTGCCTTCGTTAGTTTTCAGTTATCAGTTATCAGTTATCAGTTATCAGTTTTCAGAGGGTTTGTTTCAGGTTGGGGGTTGGGTGTTAGTGGTTGGTGGCTTGGCTACGCATCCATTCGAATATCCCCATTCCTGAGCGGGAGGGGAGGCCGAGGGCGTAAACTACTGCGTCGCCTTTGTCGGGGCTACGGCCTATGCGTTTGTGAAGGTCTTCTTTGCCTTCTATCTGAATACCACGCACGGTTAGTTGCCAGGTGGGGGCGCAGAGGTCGGATAATAGCTCGCGGTCGGGCGGTAGGCATAAGCCTTGGCCGGTGGCGGGGTCGAGGGCTTCTCTGAGTTTCCACCATAGTTCGGCCCTTGTGTTTACAAAGCTCAACTGACCGCTCTTGTCGGTGGTTCTGCTGGCGGTGGAGGCGTTTATGGGCACTACGTTTTTTGTGTGGCTTTTTAGGAAGTCGTAGACGCTGGCTCCTACTCCGATTACGTCTACATAGATTGTTGCGTTGTCTCTAAGGCTGTTTAGCACTAAGGCGGCTACTGCTTGGCCGTCTGGGGTGGAGGCTCCGGGGTAGGTTTTTAATTCGTCTAGCCAACTGCCGTGTCTGATGGCGATTACTGTTTTGTCGCTACCGCCACGGGCTACGTCTACTCCCATTGCTGTCATTGTTTGGGGAGGTTTTGTTTTTTGCCATCGCTCTTGGGCTAGTTTTATCCATTCGGAGGGGATTACCTGGTAGGGGTTGTCTTCGCGCCCGCTTAGAAAGTCGCCGTAGAGTAGCTTGGTGCGAAGTGGTTCGGGGAGGGCTTGAAGACGGGCTATGTAACCTGTTTTTACCAGGTAGGGGTTATCCTGTATTCTGGCTGAGATGAAGGTTCGCGAGCGCGGGGTGATGATTTCGCTACCGGATTTGATTGGCTTTCCGTCGGGAAACTCTATGTCTGTTCCTTCGATGGTGCTGTACCAGCGCAGTTCGCCGGGGGCGGCGGGGTTGGGATGGGTTGGGTCGAGCCATGGTGCCCAGTAATTAATTACCCAGTCGCCTTCTGCGGAGGTTGGTGGGTTGCCTGTGCATATGACTCGGCAGTGCTGACTGGTGTCTGCGCTACGATTCCATGCGGTGATGAAGCGGTATGTGGCTTCGGGAAATTCTGTTATTTCGTCGAAGCCATAGAAGTCGTGCGCCTGGCCTTGGTAGTCCATTTTGTTTTTGTCGTGTTGAACTGAGGCGAAGCGAATGAGTTTGCCGTTTTCAAATTTCCATTGATGTTTTGTTTCGTGGTAGCTACCTGTTTCGGAATAGATGGCTCTGGAGCGCTCTAGTAATGCGTTTAGGGATGGGTAGACGCGTCTGAAGATGATTGATCGCGTATGCGCCATGAATGATACGCCCAGTAATAGGTCGCTTTTTCCGCCTCCTGCGGCTCCGCCATAAAATAATTCGTCGGCTGAAGAATAATAGGCGGCTGATTGGGGGCCGGGAAGGGGTGACCAGATGGTTGTGTCTGCTTGGTTGGAGGTGGTCAATGGCGGCTCCTTTGTGTTAGTTTTCAGTTATCAGTTTTCAGTTATCAGTTATCAGTTTTCAGTTATCAGTTTTCAGTTTTCAGTTATCAGTTTTCAGTGGGTTGGTTTCAGGTTATTAGTTTTCAGTTTTCAGTTTTCAGTGGGTTGGTTTCAGTGGTGTCAATATCCAAACGCTATGATATGTCCATAGAGTTCATGGTCTTCGGGGCCTTGGGCGCGTCTCCAGATTTGGCAACCTATAACATTTTTGTTTAGCAGAAAAAAACCGCTTTGGAGCGATCCTGATACCGCGCCGGTTTCGGTAGTTACTGAAACACAATAGCAGGTGTTTGGGAATATGCGCGGCCATGTAACCTGATAGGGCGAGGCGTGTGACAAAAATTGTAAATTTGAAGTCTTTACCCACTGCATAATAGTTCCATTGGGCAATTCCAGCCAACCATCATCTCCATAATTTTGTATATCTGGAATAAAGTTAGCCGATGTCGAGGCGTTTGCCCAAACGCTCCGGAAATCTCCGTAAACTGCTCTGACGGCGGCTTTTAATGCTATTTGCGTTCTTAATTCCAGCAAGCTGATATGTCGCCTTGCCGATGGGTTGTTAATAATAGTTATCGGTTCGGCTAATTGGCCGTTGTCAATATTAGTGCCTGCATAGATGGCAAGTTCAAATCCCGTGCAAAAGCCGTGGGGTTCGGGTTCGGTGTAGTTCCATTTAACATCGATCCAACGTTTGGTTAGGGCATTAGTAGAGCCGGCTGGCGGTGCTACTCCTCCCCCTCCTGCACTGCCGCCGGGATTGGCTTGGCCGCTGGGGTCTTGGTCTTGGTTTATTAAATAGTTGGTATCTAATGAAACTGCCATTTTTTACTCCGAAAGAATAGTTTTCAGTTATCAGTTTTCAGTTATCAGTGTGTTGGTTTCAAGTTGGTAGCTGGTAGCTATTAGTTTTCAGAGGGCTAGTAGCAACTTGTAGCTGGTTTAAGGTAGTAGACAATTGAATAAAAACATTAATCACCGCCAATCATAGTTACCATGCGACTGTGGCACCGGTTAAAAGCTTCCGAATGCCTCTCAGGGGGAAGGCGAGTTAGTGCCGATTGGCTTTCAGGCTGGTAAATCCAGCATGAAAACTTATCGGCACTTGGGCGACTTAAAGACATGTAGTAAAACCCTCCATTCATCAAAGACTATGCCCCGCAGTGCGGGTCATCCCCCCGAACCCCCCGCCGCAGGCGCTGTCCTAAACAACAGGCTGTTCATTGGTGATATTGATTGTGCAATTAGTGGGGGGGGCGAACTGAGTTGCGGAGGTGCCTTTTAGAAAAAATGGCACGGCTACTACTTCTGAAAGGCTTTGGGTAGCTTGCCCGAATTTATTGAAGCTAGGGAATTTCAGATAGATGGTTTCGCCGCCTGTATTTATATCCCAGCGATCAAAGTCAATTTGAGCCACGGCAGAATCTAAACGCATAAATTTTCCAGCATTAGGATGGCTTGTGGCTTGACTTCCGAATAGACCCCTACGCAGGGATGTTAGGTTATACCTATTTGTAGCGGCTAAACTTGCTGTTTTGTATGACAATAACTCGTTATCTACATAACAGAGCGTTTCCCAATGGTCTGCGTCCGCCTGTGAAGCACTTAATAGAGTTCCGCTTATCAATTCGACATAGAGGACGGAGCTATTATCAGGATTAAACCCTCCAAACGATGGCAAAGAGTTATATAGTGTGCCGTGCCGCGCTGGGGCGTTAATTCTACCTACTAAACTATAGGTTGCGTTATCTCTACTAGCCCAAATATCGCAACCTCCCCAATTAGCCCCCCCTGATGTACCGATCCAAGCCTGCAATCCTCCGCCTGTAAGGTCGGATGGCGGTTCAAAGATAACGGGGGGGTTGCAATTTCCGGGAGGGATAGCCATGTTAGGGCTTTCTCCGTCCCTTTCGGGCACGGGATAAGCTACGGCGGTGGCAATGCCGTTTGGCCAATCTTCTGCTGTAACAGTTAGTATCCCTTCGGCATCCTCTTCAACAGAAACGATCCGAACCGGGGTATTATTCAAACCTAAACCGGGCTCTGTTAAAGTAACCAAGTCGCCGGGTTCTAACAGGGTATATCTCCAACCTAGGCTAAACTGGTATTCATTGCGAATACCGACATATCTTTGGAGCATTATTTGGGCTAGAATTTGTGCGCTGGCCTCTGAAGCAATGCAATCGGCCATGAAGTCAGGGGCTAGTCTGACTCCAAATAAATCCTGCATAGCTAGGTCGTCTGCCGCGGCAACATCTTCGGCATAGTCATTAAACCGATTATTAAACTTGATTTTCACTGAATTATAGGCATCGGCTGAAGTTTTTCGTTTGACCTTTACGGGGTCGTCTTTGCCCAAAAAATCGTCAACTGTGAGGGCATACAAGGGGGTGCTATTGGGTATCCAATTGCCGATTGGTAAATCACCTAAAGGTAGTATTTTTAGTTTTCCTCCTGACCAAACAGAAATGGAATTAGTGCAAGCCAAAAGGGTGTTTATAGCATCTAATCCTGACCGCTGGTCAAAATAGCAAGCTGAGAGGTATAAACCTACTGCCGTTGTATATTCGCGATAATCTGAGAGGCTATCAATGACATTAGCGGGAAAACCCATGCCATGAATTGGATGGGTGAGCATATCGAAAATCACATCGGCGGCATTGGCATCGCCTACGCTATTAGCTCCCGAAAAGAATCCTGTTACTTCAAATGAATGATTTTTTGTTGATCCGCTTGTGCCTAAATCAAGTGCTGAGTGGCAAACATAGGCTGTAGAGCCGTAACCAACTCCTCGTCCCCTTGCAGTTGCGACACTCCAAGGGCTTTGGGTAAGGTTGCCTTCATAAACGCTAAAACTAAGGCTGGCTGGGTCTGTATAGATGTCTTTATCAATCCAAACAATTCCTATTGATACTGGCCCCTCACAAATACCTAGCATAATAGATGCTGTATAAGTATAGGTAGTATTTGACTGTGTAGAGCCTCCGCCTCCCTTGCCCGTTTTAATGGTTTCAGTATGAGGGATAGCGGTAAAGTTATCATAATAGATAAGGTTGGCGGCTACTCTGACTTTGCCATAAACAACGGGGATACATCGGCCATAACCGGATGTTTGGACGTTGATATTGTCTAATAGCTCTGAAGCTGTGCTAGTTCGTTTTTTACCGCCGAATAGACCACCCATTAGTGTCCCCTTTTTATATTGTTGGTAATTGTCATTGGGTATCCCTGTCTAAAAAGTTTTCAGTTTTCAGTTTTCAGTGGGTTGGTTTCAGGTTGGTAGTTGGTAGCTATTAGTTTTCAGTTTTCAGTTTTCAGTGGGTTGGTAGCAACTTGTAGCTGGTTTAAGGTAGTAAATAATTGAATAAACATTAATCACCGCCAATCATAGTAACCATGCGACTGTGGCACCGGTTAAAAGCTTCCGAATGCCTCTCAGGGGGAAGGCGAGTTAGTGCCGATTGGCTTTCAGGCTGGTAAATCCAGCATGAAAACTTATCGGCACTTGGGCGACTTAAAGACATGTAGTAAAACCCTCCATTCATCAAAGACTATGCCCCGCAGTGCGGGTCATCCCCCTGAAACCCCCGCCGCAGGCGCATTTTTCAGTCTCCAGAATCCCTTTAGCCTTTTTGCTAAATCTAGATTGGTTATGGCATTGTCTAAAACAACGGCTTGCGCGGTGATATAGGCGTGGATAATAGTCGGCCATGCAATAACAATTGAGCCATGACTAATTACTCTGCCGTATTTGAACAGGGCAAGGTCGCCGGGCTGGGGGGTATCGGTATCTATCTTTTGAAAGTGTTTTTCAACTATTTCTAAATAGCGTTCTTCATCTCTGTGAAAATGCCAATCGGGAGGGTATGGCTCTATGTCTAATGGGGGTATCAATCCAAGCGATTCAAATACTGCCGCTGGGAACTGTCCACAATCTACTCCTACGCCTTTAATTCTGGCCTCATGGTGATATGGGGTGTTTAGCCATGTGAGGGCTGTGGATGTGATCCTATTCGCTAGGGTTTCGGGTTCGGTCATTTTTGTTCCAAATCAATAATAGTTATCAGTGGTCAGTTTTCAGTTTTCAGTGGGTTGGTTCCAAGTTGGTAGTTGGTAGCTATTAGTTTTCAGTGGTTTTTTGGCTTGGTGACGATGGTTAAAGGTAGTAAACATTGTTTTTCGTTTTCCTTTCAAAAACTGCTCCTGAATGCTTCTTGGGGGCCGCTCTGTCGCTGTGCTCTGTCGCTTTTCCCCCAAACCCCCCCAGAGAATGCCCTATCGCGCATTCTCTGGAATCGGCACCCATGGGAATCCCCTATAACGGGATATGTTGCCAAATTTTGAATTGCAGGTTGTATGGGTTTTATCGCAACCGGGGACTACTTGGAATGTGGTTCCGCTGGTAATACTGAAAGGCAAGGGGAGGGCAATGGTTAAACCCGTTGTATCGCTACTTTTAATGGTTCGCCTTGCCCCCGAATTGGAACCGCTGGTAATGACAATTACTCCTTGGTCAAAATATCCAGCGGCTTTTCCGGTGTTCCAATTGATTTTAGTAGTAGTTCCGCCTGTAGCCGTGCCTGTAACCTGATAAGCTGACCTACTAATCCCGCACCCCGTGTTATAGAGTTGATGACAACAGGCAGGTTGGTAAATATTGCGCGGCCATTGGCTATCCAGAACTTCTAAAAAGCTCTTTACTTGAATAACAACTGCCGTATGGGTCGGATTGATGGCGGCTACTCTACCCTCAAAAAGGTGAACTGTGGCTGTAACAACTCCCCAAGTTAGCATAAAGGCACGTTCTAACTTAACCGTTGCACCATCTAAAGCTCCGTTGGCGGCGGCGTGGGCAAATGGAATGCCTGTTAAAGTAACGCTTTCGCCTGTTTCAATGGTTACTTCCAAAGAGTCAACTTCTAAAGTCGATGTGCTTTTAGTGCTCCCGCGCTTGATCAAAGGGCTACAAGTATAGGTATAACCGCCTACTGTGATTGGAATATCTGACGATGTCCATCGAAAGGTTTCGCCTGTAATAGTCGTTATTGTCCATAGGTCGGCCATGGCTATCATGTCGCTGATATTATTCCAAATAGTCTGGAAATTACCTGAAGTAACTTTTCTCATTTGATATTCTCAAAGGCAATATTTAGATCATTTAATGCTGTTTCATAGGATGGGGCACAATGAGAATAGGCCGAACTAATGAGTAGTAGGGCATATTCTTGTATTAGGTGTTGGCGAAGGTTTGGGGCGGTATGGAAAATTTCAACTGCTATGGCCTCAATTTCCATTTTGTATTGGAATTTTTTAGAAAATAGATACTTGAGCATGTATAACCATTTGCCGGTCTTCAATTGCTGGCGCATATGACAAAGTTCATGTTCTAACAGGGCGTTATTTAGCGTTTGGCCTTCGGGCATGTAGATATTGGGGTAGAATGTTACCCATTGAAACGGCATTGTGAAGCGTCTTAATATCCAAGGTTTGGGTTTGATTTTATAGTCCATGGAGACTCCGCTAGGGTACTAAAATGGATATTGGAATAATGGCTATGGCTTGTTCGCCTAATAGACCTTCATCTGTTTCTATTTCGCCTTCTATCCAACAATGGGATACTAGACCGCCTAAAGTTAGTACGTCTTCGCCTTCATCAGGGGCTAGAGCCTTTTCGATTTCATCTAACAGATTATCCTGCAAATCGGGGTCGTGGTTTTGGTTATAAAGGTATAACTTGACTGATAACTCAAGTTTGGGGGGTAATCCATAGCCTTCGATAGTGACTTGCTGATTACCGGGCGACATAAAAAGGGCGGGTTGCTGGTCAGAATCTACATCTGTCCAATGTAGCAAACGCCTTGAAAAGGTTTTGACTTTATGTATTGCCTCAATTCGTTTGGCAAGGGTAGAAAAGATAGCTGAGCGGGTCATTTATTGCCTTTCATGGATAGCATTTCTAATAGCTCTGATGATTTCGGGTTCTAAGTCTTTTAAGGCACGGCGTAAAAACGATCTTTCTGGTAAATTGTGTTTCCAATTTCTGGAATGAGCCTTGACTTTAGCTAAGTTACCGCTTTTTGTTTTTCGTAAATGCTCTCTAACATTAGCTATACCGGACTTAGTGCTACCGAACTCATGGGCGGCGGCATAGCTCAATTTGATGCCTACTAGACCAAAAACAGCGTTTTTTGACTCTTCAAATCGTATGTTGAGTTTACGGCGAAGTGTTCCCGTTTGGTTTCTGAGTACTTTTCCTGATACTAACTGTTTGGCATGGCTCAAAACCTCGGTGGTTTTTTCCCTTACGACCGTGGCAACTTCCTTTAATACCTTCAAGGGCATGTTTTTGAGCATTTCGGCGGTTTTTATCCCTCCAATGACTTGGTGAGTAATCATGGAGTCACCTTTCTATAAGGTGCTAGTCGGCTTTCAACTGAGGCTGGCAAGGCTCCAATAATATAAGAAACGGTTTCACCGCTAATTGATTTGCTGGCATGGCCTATACGATCTCGCTCTTTATAGTGCAAGGCTACTAATTCGATGCAGGCTTGCTCTAAATCGTATGGCACGGTTTCATATCCGGCCGTATAGGTGACTTGTATTCGGCTCTTACGTGGCCATGAGCCTCCATCAAGTCGCCAAATAGTCAAATTGTCATGGCGAACTTGAACTTCTGCGCCGTCAATTAATACCTTTTCGATGCTTTGGATAGGCGTGGCGGGGGGCATTATGGTAGATGAGCCGTGGCCTGTAATGAAGTCGGTGCGCTCTATAGCAATAATTGGCCTTCCGATGGCCTTTTCGATGGCTATAGATTCGGCTGTAATGAGCCTTTGGAGTAAAATATCACTAGTATCGCTATTGATGTTTAACCAAAGTTTGACTGCGTCAAGTGTGGTAAGGTCTCGGCTTCCGGGGTCTTGTACGCCTACATGAAAGTCGCCTGTTAGTTTAAGCGTTTTGCCATAAAGTGTATTTACTGTAAATGTTAGCTGATAGCGACAACCTAGGATGCCTCCGCCTACTTTTTGGCTTACGTTACTGCCGTTAAATTCGGCTGATTCTAGTAACATATCCGATAATTGCGGGTCATTTCCATTTAGCAAGGCAATATCACAATTGCAAGCTATAACCTTATCTCCTGGGGTAAGCTGGCGGACTAGGTCGATAGTGAAAAACTCTATACTATCAGGGTGTTTGGGGTTCCAAGTGGCCATTAGAATACCTCTAAAATCTTAATGCCGCTGGTTTTCCAGTGATAAGCCGATATTCGTTCCAAATCAAGGCTATCATCCAGAAAGCGGCATGTTCTTATCTGACCATCGAGCGGATCGGTAAACTTGAAAGTGTCCCAAGTTCCTCTCATTCGGACATAAAAGTCATTTAGCTCCTGAGGCTGGGTTTTACCGTCTTTGCCTATGATTAGGACGTTGAAAGTAATTTGAAACTCGTATTTAGGTCGGCTTTGCCATGAAGTGCGAAGCTCGCGTCCCGAATTTGAAGTTTGGGTTTTAGTGGAAAAGTGAGCTTTTCGCTTGATGGTTATCGAGCGTCCGGGGAAGGTAGGGAAAACTTCGTTTGACATACAAATCCCCTAATTAAATGCAAAGTCTCTCATTTGAGACTTGATTAAATCCCTAAAAGCTCCGGCATTGCCTTTTATCCAATCCGCGCTACCTTTGGCATCTATGGCATTTAGTTGAATGATAACGGGGCTTCCGCCTCCAAATTCATCATCTTCCAACTGTTCTCGTAAGGGTTCGGCGTATTTTGCAGGTAGAACCATTTCTTTTTTATGAACCATTGCAAGCTGGTCGGATGGGACTTCGCCCCAACCTCCAGCGGCACTGTTGAGCTTGCCCATCAATGCCAAAATGCCTGCAATAGCGGCGGCCATGGCGGCGGCTCCTAATGCTGGGCCAACGTAAGGGATATTGGCCATTGCTGTAAACGCTTTTGCTCCTGCGACTGGGGCGGAGGCTGTTAATTCTGATGCCGCGGTAGAAACATTGATGGTTTTACTTTGTAAGGCTCCCGTGGCCTTGGTAGCTACATCCTGAGCTACTATTTTTTTGGTAAACAATGACTTTAGGTTTTCGATAGTCATGTGCTGGGTTAGTTGCTGGGCGGTGGTTTTAATAAAAGACTGTAAGACCGAATTGAGCACTTTTTGAGTAGCAGAGCCCCATGACTCCGTGCCATTCATCAGGCCGATTAGGGCTTCGTTCATGGTTTCCCGTATTGAGCTGGCGATCTCTTCCCAAATAGCCCGTTGTTCTAAAGCCATTTCGCGGGCATTTTCATTTATGGCGTTGTGAAATTCCCTATTTAGCACTTGCAATTTGTTATAAACCGCTTGTTGTGCCTCAATATTGCCTTCATTTAGTTCGAGTTCGCGCTGTAGGCCTTCCATTTTGATTTCAAATCGGCTGGCTATTAGGTTTTTTTCTAATTCCAGCATTTTCTGGACGTTGATTTCGCCCATTGCAAGGCGGTAATGGAGGGCTGAGGCTTCATCATCAAGGTCGGCTAAACGGAGGGTTTGGAGTGTTTGGAATTTTCCGTCTTCAATGGCGGCGGCTGTTTTTGCCTCGGCGGTGGCTTTGTCAAACCTTTCTTTTCTAAGGTTTTTATCAAAGTCGAGCATTTTTAGCTGTAATGACTCGTATTCTTTTTCTGATAGGTCGGTCAAGGTCAATTTGGACTGCCAAAAAGCCTTTTCGTCAGTTAGTGACATTTCATAGAATTGGTTGGCGGCTGAAAGTTTTTGGGCGGTGCTATCTTTGAAAATTTTCAGCTCATCAAGAGTCTGTTTTTCTGAGGTTCCGCTACTATTATCTTGCCCTGACGGATAGTAGTCGTCTGTATCGTGGCCACCTACCTGCATATTGGCGACTGGGGCTTTTCTCCGGCGTTTATCGAGACTGTCACCAAATTTACCAAAGCTAGAACCCATCTCATTTAGCATGTCCTTCCAGTCGTTTTTTACGCTTTCACTTAGTGAGCCAAAGGCTTGTTTGGCTCCCAAAAAATCGCCATTGAAGAAATCACAGAGCACTATAGTGGCATTTTCAGCCACCTTAGCAGTCATTAAAATTGAGCCACATATTATACTTGTCGCCACCCTGACTGCCATCTCCAGCCCATCAATTAAAGCCATACTGCCATTGATTGTTTCTGACAGCCACTCTACAGCCTCGCCACCGGTATTAAAACCCTCTGAAAGCTCAAAAATAGTTGACAGAAACTCCTGGCCAATTTCTGCTTTAAGCGCGCTAGTTGTGGCTTTAGCAGTGCTAATGGTATTATTCCACTTTTCCTGAGCACTAACTGCCTCGCCACCAACGGACACACCGTACCTACCGGCAGATGTAGTGGCCTCATCCAACACTTGATTATTTAATTTCATCAAATTGCTCATATCACCCCATGATTGGCCAAAGCAAGCAATTCCAGCGGTGTTGCGCTGTGTGCCCTGTTCAATATCATTAAGTTTATTAATGGTATCGAGCATGATGGCATTTGTAGGATGTAGCTTTCCGCTTGTATCTGCGATACTGACCCCCAACCTTTCAAAGGCATTAGAGCCTGTATTTAATTGATTTGAAAGCATAGAGGTTGCCCGCTGATATTCATCAGTGTTTGAATTGACCATGCCCAAGGCTCTGTTTAGTATTGTCGCCTCTCCTGTAGTTGTATATAGATTCCCAGCCATTTTTTTGGCCTCGTAATTCAAGCAAGACGCAGATGTAATAGCCGTCTTGCAGGATGTCGCAATCCCAAAAAAAGCGTCTCCTATTGGTGCTAATGTCTCCAAAAAATCTTTCATCCCATCAGATGTTTTTGCCAAACCTTTGAGGCTCTCTTTGATCTCCTCAGTTTTCAATTTGATCAAACTTACTGCCCCATCCATCTCGTTATTGAGTTGGCTGGTATCGGCACCAATTATTACTGAAATTCGAGAATCATTTGCCATTGTAAATCCTCATGCTATAGGTGTAGTTTTTGATGGTAAAAAATCGGATTGAAAAATTCCCACTATAAAATTTGCGCGAATGTGGTATACTGATTTCGGGGAACTTTCAAACAGAAGTCTTTTTAGGACTTTCTGCAGGGTTAGGTATGCTGGCCTTGGGGGATATATGCACCGAGAATTATGTCCGAAGTGTAGCTCAGAAAGCACCCAGTCTGTAGCCATATTGCTTGCTTGGAGCAGTGCACAGGAAATCAACGACGGCCCAGCCGCAAAATATATCCTCGGTTGTCGCCCCGGCATCTTCATGCCCTGGCTGACGATTGGGGTAGGGTTATACCTACTGTCGCTAACACTGGCGGCACCTGTAAGGCTGTGGGTAAATGGTTTGGATGCAGTATCAATCATCATGGTTTTACTCGGCCCCTTTGTCCTAGGCTTTGGCTATTTTTGGAAATTTTTGGCCGCAAGGCGGCAGAGGAAATGGGATTTTTTGAGAAGGTATCATCAAAAATTGTGGCTCTGCTATAGGTGTGGAAGCGATTGGATTCCTGATAGCGGAGTACATAAAGAACTTGCTATGGAAAAAGAACTGCTGAAAATATAGCGATTGCGGTCGTAAGTTGACTATTGTTAGATTTGACCATTGGGTTTCCTTATCAAAAAAGTTTTCAGTTTTCAGTTTTCAGTGGGTTGGTAGCAACTTGTAGCTGGTTTAAGGTAGTAAATAATTGAATAAACATTAATCACCGCCAATCATAGTAACCATGCGACTGTGGCACCG